TTTGATCTATTGTCTGCTGTATCCAGGTAAACTACAGTTGAGCCAACTCTTCGTGATCCATAGATAACTGGTATTTTTCCACCCTGGGCAACTTTAGTCGCAAGAATAGATTGTCCTTTTGACAACATTTCTTGCATTTGTTGGAAGTTGCGAACTCCCATAACAATAGTTGCTGCGGTAAGAATAGATTGAACTGTAAATCCTGCAACCTTAGTTCCAAGGATTCCTTTGATAAATTTTCCAACAGTTACAAAAAAATCTACAACTGGATTACCAGTTGGGGGTGCTCCACCACCACCACCTACCATTAATCACTCCCCCATCGAACATCTTTTTTAGCCTGGTTAGAATATTCCAAGCCTTTATCACCTGCATGAATTTTTTGCTGTGATTCATCGGTAAAGTGTCTGCCTTTGATTAAGTTCCAGTTAGACCAATGGTTAGCTACTACCATTTTTATATTGGATGCTTTTATATTTTCTTCTATAGATGCTGATTTGACATAACCACTAAAATAATTAATTGCATCTACAAAAGCATCATTAGCATCAAAAAAACCCAGGTAAATATTTACAGTCTTATCTATATAGTTGCCTGTAATAATTAAATTCCTGGCATCACTAGTAACATTAGAAAAAGTTAATTGCAGTTCGTCTACCTGGAGTTCTCCAGTTTCAGTTATTGAGTCAACAGAAACAAAACTTCCGCCTGGTTGATAAGAATTAGAATTATAAGTAACGCTTGTAAACCAATCAGTTACTCTGATAGTTGTTGATAAATTAAGCTCTACCAGGAATGCAATTTTAGTATTCTCCGCACTTACTTGAGTTTGTAGTGCAGAGCTAAGACTTCTTGCCATTATGTGATGACCTCTCGGACATCAAATTGAATTGTATAAAAGCCCTGGGCATCGGTGTTAAATAAAATATCAGGTGTTTGTAGATAAACTGTAAAAGATGGTTTGTTGACTGTAACTGCTTCATTGTCTGCAAGAGTAGTAACAAGATTTGGTTCTAATAAAACAGTAGTTGCACCTGTAACATCAGAATCGCAATCAGCTTGCACCATATAAACTTTGGAATGGTTAGCAAACTTAATAAAATCACCTGCTTTTAAAACTCCGCTTGTTGATACTGCAAAACCATCCAGGTCTATAGTTCCATCGGAAGCAGAATGTGCACCATTGACCAGGATATCTGTTTCTGATTTTCCTGCACCCCTATTGTCTGTTGGATATTGAATTGTAAAAGTTTCGTAGCTACCTTTTTGTTTTGTTAAGAATGCAAATACATCCATAGCGTTGTCATATTGCATGGGTGGCATCACAACTGTAAAGCTGAAGTATTGCGATCCAATTTGTCTGACCTGCCTTCTACCTGATATGCTTTGATTTATTAAAGAAGGATTGTTTGAGCTAAATTGTAATGCTTGGAATCCTGGACTTGTCGGAAATGCACCACTCATTAAACGACTCCTAATTTACCTTTTGTATTCATTGCGTTGTTAATAATAGCAGTAATTAAATTCTTTCTGCTTGCCAATAATTCATCAAATCCTGCTGCATCTACTGTTGAGATATTAAAGTTAACTGTCGGTGCTGATCCTGCTTGCCCCATTTTGTTTAAATCATTATTGCTTACTATTTGTCCTTTTTCTCCTGGAACAAATAGCTCTCTACCTGACTCACCAACCAGGTAAGGTGTTCCTGGCTGAACAGATCCACCTAATGCTTTTCCACCAAATACATTGCCTAAAAAATCTTCAAATCCACCAGTGATAGGTGCAATGATGGCTTTCTGTATTGCTATTCTTAATAATTGTTCAACTACAAAATTAGCAAAATCTTTAAATGCTAATTTCCCATTTTTTATTCCATCAATAAGAGTGTCTTCAAATTTCTTCATTGTTGCTACAGTAGCAGTTTCTAAATTTTGTCTAACATTTTCTATTTGTGTTACAAAAGCATCTAATGGGCTTTGTAAATTTGTTAGACTTGCACCCATACCATTAAAAAAACTTTCGCTTGCAAATTCACTATTTTGTATTTTTCCTGCTAATCCATCAAAGAAAGAATCTAATTTTTCTACTTTAATTAATTCTTCAAAAGGAACATATTCAACCTGGAAGCCCCTAATCTTTGCAAGCATGATAAAAAGATTTTGAAAAAATTTATCTATTTGCGTTAAATTGTTTAATGCATTTATTAATTCACCAACAGCAGCAACGCTAACTCGCATTCCTTCAATTATTGAAAGAGCAATAGATTTGCCAAGTTGATCAAATCCACCTGCTAATGCTGCTTGTTCTATGACAAATTTTCTAACTCCATCGGCAATAGATAATAATGCAGGTGATAAAGCTACAACTATTTGGGTTGCTAGCCCCCTCATACTTGCTCTTATTTGTGAAACTCTATCGTTAAATTTTTCTACAGTTTTTATGCCTGAAGCATCTAAAATGAATCCTAATTCTTTTCCTTGTTTAATAAATTCACGCAGTCCATCCGCACCGCCCATAAATATTTCTTGAAATTGTGTGCCTGATCTGCCAAATAAATTAGCAAGCACTGTAGCTCTTTCTGCTTCAGATCCTAAAGCGTTTAGACCATCTGCGGTATCAAACAATATGTCATTCAGATCTCTAATACTTCCATCAGTATTAAAGATTTCAATCCCCAGGTCTTTAAAAATATCTGATTGTGTTTTTAAACCCCTGGAAGCATCGCCAACACTTCTTGCAAATTTTTCCAAACCTTTTTGAGCAGATTCAATAGAAGATCCTGCTTCAATAGCCCCTTGTTGAAAGGCTTGTAATAGTTCTGTAGATAAACCAGTTCTCCTGGCTGTTTTACCTATGGCATCTATATAATCAAGTTGTTTTTTTGTGGCTATAGTTATTGCTGCGGTTACACCTGCGAAAGCTACGCCAATACCGCCAACAACTTTTGCTGCTCCTGCTGCTGCACCACCAATACCTTTAATTCCTTTTGATACAGCATTAAATGCTTTTTTGGTGTTATCAATAGCAGTAAATTTTATTGGTACTTCTTTTTTAGCCATCTTTTGTTTTATCCTGCAACACTTCTAAATATGCCATCCATCCTATGAACTCTTGGATAGTGATTTCTTGCAGTTCGGCAAGGGTTTTACCTAATCTATCTGCTAATGCATATTGTGCAAATAAATCACTATCCTTTAGGAGTTTTTTTTCTGTTCCTCAACATTTGGACTTTCCATTATTTCCTGGGCTACTCTGACCAGGACTTCCCTATCCACATTATTCAGTAACAACTGTTTATCACCAACATCAAATAGCTTATCGCCATTCTCATCTAGTGCCTTATAAATTAGAACATAAGCCATCATGGTTAGATCATCTTCTTTACTCATTCTATAGAGTTTAGAAGTTTCAGCTAATGTAAGTGGCTTTGCAAAAATCTTTAAAGGCTCTCCATTCTCGTCACCCCATTCAGGGACTTCGATTTGCTTTATCTCTCTCGCTTCAAAATGCGATCTTGCTCGTTCTATCGCCTTCATGTTATACAGTTGTCTCAGATAATGAACCTGTACCCTGGACTGAAACGCTTGCCTCGACCATACCATCAAATGATGCTGATCTTGAAACGCCTGTAACAATGCAAGTACCAGTGTAATAGGTGTCGCCTGAGCTATTACCTTCAGGATAGAAGTTCAAAGTTACTTCAGATCCAACATCTAATGCACCTTGCCCATTAGTATCAGTCTCATCCCAGTAAACATCTATTGATCCTGAAAAGGATGTAAGAGATGCTTTGTAGGTTCTTGCAGAATCACCCATTGAAGTATCTTCAATAGTATCAGCAGTTTCCTCTAAAGAATAAGATCTAATTTCAGCAATAGCATTAGCACCAACATATACAGCACCTTCGCTTCCTTTATGAGTTGCCATCTTCGTTATACTCCTCTAATTTCTTAGATTTTTTGGAAGAAGATTTAATTTCCTGGGCTGCTTCTTCCTTCCAACCCTTTTTCAATAGATTTTCAACCTTTGCAGGGTGAGCATCTATAGAAACTTTACCATTTGGACTAATTAATTTCATAGTTTACTCCTATAAAGCTGTTCCTGGTGAATCCTCTGCTGTTACATACATAATCTGATAAGTCATCGTCATAACTGCAATAGGCTGTTCACCTTCACCATTGTAATTTATTTCTGTTGATTCCAGGAAACAATCTTTGGCTAAACTACTAAGAGTAGTATCAGCAGCTATAGCGGTTTCAATTTCTTTAGCAATAGTATCTATTGTGTCATCACTATCACTTATGCCTTTTACATAGGCTTCAACATTTAGAGATAATATTCTTTCTAATGTCCTGGAAGAACCTATCACTATTGGTTGTGATGCTTCTTCTTTTGTATAAACAATTAAGCCTGGAAGATTTACAGATTCCAGGTTGTAAACCCTGGATTGAAAAACATTAGAACCAGTAGTGCTAAGACCTGTTACAGTTGTAGCAAATTGTTCTCTTATCTGTTGTCTTACATGACTCATTGTTCTTCTAATCTCAACATTGTTATACCTGTTTTATCAGGCATAGTTTCTATTACTTTATATGTAGTAGCTGCTTTAATGGTATTACCATCTAAATCCTGAGTTGCATCTACTACTAATGTATCTCCATGCCTGGCACTTGATACATCTATTGTTCTGCAATATGCAATGGGAATAGTTGTTTCAACATTAACTGATTCACCATCAGCTTCTAAAAACTCTTCATCTAAAATAATGTTAATAGTTGTACTGCTTTCAGACTGATAAGGAGTGTATAAAGCGGAGATACCATGACCACCATAATCAGCAACAAAATATGAAGCAAAATCCGCATCGTCTTCAAAAGTAAATATACTCATTCTTCCATCAATAAAACTTTAACAAGCCCATTATTAGCATTTTCAACGCCTTTTATTGTATAAATAGTTTCAGGAAATATTTGTGTTCCTGATCTTGTTGTTATAGCGTTTACAATTAAACGATCATCATGCGATACATATGGTGCATCTTTTTGTTTTATAAATGCTGTGGGTTGATATCCTTCAAAATCAACTGATTCGCCTGGTATCGCAAAATAATCGGCATCAAATATAAAATTAATATTTGTTGTATTACCTGAATCAATGTCATACCAAGTATCAATCAATCCATTACGCTGATCCCATAATGATTGTTGTACCTCAAAAATAGTTCCAGTAACGCCATGACCATAAGAAGAATCTAAATAGCCATCAAAATCTGCCTGGAACTCTAAAGCCATTATTTACTTTTATTTTTTGTTTTCTTAACAGCTTTGTTTTTAATTTCTTTTTTTTCGTAATTTAATTCTTCAGCATGTCCGCTAGAAATATATTGTCTAGCTTCAGCAGAAGTTACATCGACCACATCGCCTTCATGTCTAGGCACACCTCTTATGTGGACTGTTTTAATAATTCTAATATCCATAATTCTTACCTATAAAAGTGGGTGGGATTTCTCCCACCCTAGTTACAACATTAAGAAGCAACGATATCTTTGATATAGCTGAATCCTTCGCCATGTCTAATAGCAATATCCATATCCTGGAAGAATGCCAATCTAGTACCACCGCTAGTTGAAAGTGAAGCTGTGTCAACAACCACATCAACTCCTGACCAAAAGCCCATCATTAATTGTGAGAAGTCACCAAAGATCAACGCAGAAAGTGCTGTACCAGTACCTTTTGTTAGATCTGATGGAACTAAAGTTGTTGAATTAACACCATAACCAAGCATAGTGTTATTAGGATCAAGGATGAAGTTACCTTCAACGCCTGAAGCCTGTTTAGCAACAGTTCTTAAAGCAGCAATAACTTTTGGGTTAGTTAAGAAAGCAGGTCTATCGCCAATAATAGCGTTATCAATTTCAACTTCCTTAATAAGATCTACGATCTTAGAATAAGTTACTGCACCACCATTAGTACCAATAGCAACTGTAGCAGCATCAGTATTAGAAAGAATACCACTTGGCTCATTTGAACCACCGCCCTCGATACCAACTTCGTCAATTTTTCTTGCGAAAGTATTAACGATGTCATTTCTTAGAACTTGCTCAACAGAAGGATCTGATTGCATCATTAGCTTTCTAGAAATATCCACATAGCACGCAAGTGTCTTTGGAGACATTTGGACTTGCCCAAATACAGCAGCACCTTCAGTTGGAGCAGATCCCTCAGCTACAAATCCTGCATTAGATGTAGAAGTTGTAAGTTTCGGAATCGAGATATCCCCACGCAACCCCGTCATAATCTGACCACCAAGATTTGCAAGTGTTAATCTTGCATATAGTGCTTCAATGAACTGATCTGCTAGGTGGTCTGTACCAACAAGGTATCCACCTTGTGAATCAGTACCAACTGTTTGATCCCTTTGTGCCCACTTAAGATCTGTAGGAACATAGAAACCTCTAGCTTCTTTTCCACTTCTCTTAGCGATTTCATCGGAAAGTTCTCTTTCATATCCTGCTTGTCTCCAGTCACCTGTAGCAGCAGCGTTAATTGCTCTGAGTAAGGAATAATCTCCTTTCTCTTTTTCGTTTAAGCCCAAATCAGCAGGAGCAGTTTCTAGTGGCTTATCATTAGATATGTTATCTAACAATACACCTCTGAATTGCTCAATGCTAAGACCATTAGCAATAGCATCTTCTGCTAATTCTCTTTGATTGTGGTGTTTACCAAGATCAAGGATTTCTTTAGCAGATCTCAACGCTTCAGCTTTAGCCTTTGCACTTTCTTCTGATCTGATAGCTTTTTCATCAAAATTTTTAATTTCTTCTGACATAATTTCTACCTTTGTATTTATTTCCTTTTTACGCCCAACACCAACAAATCTTGAAGTATCAGCAGGAATACTAACCAAACTCGCTTCAAGCGGAGTCCAGGAAGTAGCCAAATAATACTCTCGGTTTTGTTCGTCTTTGGTACGCTGTAATTTATTAACCATATAGCCAACACTGATATTCTGTCGAATACCTGCCTTGACATCCTCAAATATCTCGGAAGCTAGTTGACCTTTCCCAAACTCAACCATTGCCACTGTCCTAGCGTTCTCTTCATCAAGATAAAATTCTCGCACCACACCTATCTGCTCATCATGGTTATGCCCAAGCAGAAGTGGAGCACGCCCTGAACTCATAAACTCCATGTCTATATGTTCAGATTTGTGACTCAGAACTTCCATGCCAAAACTTCTTTCAACTGGTTGCTCTGAACTGACTCCGATACGCACCATGCGTTTTTCTTCGTCTATTTTTTCGGCTCTTGATAAGTCGATTGTTCTATATCTGATTTTCTCTTCTATAGATCTTTCTTCCTCATCTTCACCATATGAGCTTTCTAATTCTACTGAATCTTCAAGCTCGTCATCATTAACATCCCCATGCTTGCTGAATTCAATAACTACAGAGTTATCGTCTTCAGAAACATTGAGGATGTGTCTATCTTCTTTTAACATAGATTTCTCCTCGTTTGTTAATAAAGGATGCTTTCCAATTTCCTCAATGGAATTGAAACTTTTTTCGTTCTTTAATCTTTCAACTATTGCTTTCATTCCTGCTGTTGGCTTATAAGTCGGCATCGTCACTACCTGCTATGCTCGCTTCAGTCGGCATCTTCGCCCCAAAGGGTTGATGGGCGGTTTTTATTCCATATTGTTCAGCAAGTTTCTCTTCTCTTTCATGTTGCTCAAACAATTCTTCTACATCCCTGCCATAATTTGCCTGGATGTCTTGGTAAGTAACGATGCCTTGACTGAGACCAGTCACATTAGCCATCATTTCTTTTTGTGGATCTACCCATCCCCAAGATCTAGGAATGAAAGTAGTATTATCCGCAAACTTATCATATTTATTGATAGGTAGAGGAATTGCATTTCTTAGAATGGCTTGCGATAACCATTCTTTATAAATTGGCTCAATAAAATGCTCAATAACAAACTTTTGTAACATTTGAAATTGTGCTCTATCTTCCAATGAGCCTGCTCTTAAAGAAGAGTAATTTACAGAACTCAAATCATTGCTTAATGAATGATATGAAATATTTAAACCGCTTGCGATACTTCTTAATACTGAAGTAGTAAAAGCATCAAAAGCTGTAGTTGGATGATTTGGATCAAATGGAGTAAATTGCATTCCATTCGGTAATTGTTCAAAAGTTCCAGGCTCGGCATTCATTATTGGCATGTAATCATCTTCTAAGTCATCGCCAACATATTCATTTCCGCCTGGAGAAGTAAAGAAGCCCATCTTGGCACTAGAAGTTCTAGCTGCAACAAGCTCAGATTCATAATATGCATTAAGCATACGAATATTACCCATAACAGAAGCGGTAAATGGTACGCCCCTGGTCTGTTCAGGTCTTTGTCTTATAAATGCATGTATAATTTCTGAAGCAGGTACTCTTATTGTTTCTGTTTTGCTTGTATAACCATATTCATGCGGATGATATTTGTATAAATGGTAAGCTACTGGTTTGTTTTTCTCATCAAGCTCAACACCCATAACAATACGATTACCATTTTGCTTAGATAATTCGTTTTTAGTTTCAATTAAATGATCTGCTTCTAAGAATTGTAGTTTAAAACCATAGGGGCTAGAGCTAGTTTTAATCTTTCTAACTAACACTTCACCATCCCTGGCTAATGCTTCAACAAACATTTTTTGACAATCCAGGAATGAAACTTGTTCGTCTACAGTACACATTCCTTTCTTGCTCCAGGCTTTCCAGGCTCTTTCTATTATTTGATTACCAATAATATCTAAAGATCCATCAGCATCCCTGGCTTTACAATTAATTCTAATTCCATTGTGACCAATAACATTGGTGCTAAGTAAATTTAGATACCTGGCTACATAACCATCGTTCCTGGCTAATTCTCTTGATCTATTTCTTAGGGTTACTAATGAAGTTCTTAGTTCTTGGTCTGCTGAAGCAGAAGATCCAAAGAAGTCAGCAAACAGTCTACCGCCCTGTGCTCCTTTATAACTTCTTTTTTGTATAAGTTGAACTGGCTTTCTTTCCTGTTGCCTTCTTCTTAATAATCTATCGTACCAAGCCATTAAAACCTCACGCCTATCGTAGTTCCTGATTTCTTGCCACTTTTAATCCTGGCTAGTTTAGTTTCTCTTTCGTAAATAGCTTTATATTTGTCATACATAGTATGTAATTCTTCAGGTGACATCCTAGATAACGATCTATTACCGATTGAGAATGATGCCTGATCAATAGTTGCTCTGTTGGTAATAACAGCTTCCAGGTTATCAACACATTTCTTAGCAAAAGATCTTAGGTCTGAACTGATAGCAGAAAAGTTAGGAATTACCTCAACTGTACCAGTTGTTAATGTTTCTCTTTCGCTGTCGGATGTCCTGGTGATATATGCTTGCCATAGATATGTTCCATCTCCCAGGTTTGCGGTGGTCGCACTTGATACTTCTACAACATAAGCTGTAGATGTAGCAGTTGCAGTTATGCTTAATGTATTACCTGAGCTTCCACCAGTATCTTTGGAAAATTTGTAGGTAAGACCATAGGTATCACTAGGATAAGTAGTGATTAAGTCTTCACGCTTCCATACCCAACGATCCCCAACTGTTAAAGTTTCAGGTTCTTGGGTTGGGTAATTAGTTCTGTCAAATAAATTAGCCAATTTTTAAAACAATAGTTCATTAAAAACATTAATGGCTAAATCAAGAGTGTCAACTATTTCCAGGAATTTATATAATTTGAATTACCTCGCATTCTTCTAGTGTTTTTACTCTTTCTTTGTGTCTCTAATTGCTCTCTAACATTTTGCCCAGGCTTTTCTATTTCTTCTTCCTGGGGAATCTTATTTATTTTGTTTGATATACGATCAAAGTTAGGTTGCAAGATATAAACTCCTGCCAAAGCATAAACAAAGGTATCCAGGGCTTCGTTTCTATCTCTTATCTGCTTCCATTCCAGGCGTTTTTGACCTCTAAAGAACTTAGTTACCCTCTTTTCTGCTGTTAAAGACTTAAAATATTCCTCTTCAACAGTAATTGGAAAGTGTATAAATACATCATTTTCGTTCTGCAATCTGCTAAATATAAACTCTTTAGCAGTATCAGATCCAACTGGATAAAGAACATTTTTCATTTTTCCAACAAATGTAGGTCTACCTGCTATTGGTTTTCCTGCTTGAGATTGCCCTTTTATTGCAAAAATACGCCTATTTTGTCGTGGTTTTGTATAGGAATAGACCTGTTGAGTAAAATGACCACCTGAATCTATGCAGGTTGCAGATATTGGCATAATTCTTCCAGTTTCAGTTGTAAACCTGGTGGTTAGATACTCGTCTAACTCTTGCCAAACTAAACCTGCTCCTGGATCACCCCAAATGATACGATATTCAACAACCCAGGCTTCATAATTATGAGACCAGGCTATGACTTGTATTTCCAAACGATCTTTTTGCGTATCTACCCCTGCTGTTATTAGCAACGCAGCTTCAGGTATAGTTGTTTCATCATAATTTTCTCTTCTGTTTAATAAACTATCTGATTCTATGCTTTCGCCCTGGTCTTCCCAGGTCTCGCCAAGAGAAGTGTTAACAAATACTCGCAACATCTCAGGATTCTTCTTAGCTTCAAGAAAATCCTCAACCATTTGTGCCCAGGTACGCCAAACACTATAAAGTTCATTGATATGAAAGCCTGCTGTCTTCTTTGTCTCGCCTTCTTTACGCCATTCTCCCCTGGCTAACATCCAGGGCTTTTTATTTTCTTCAATTACAGATCCGCAATCATCGCAAGAATAAACTGCTGAGAAAGGATCATTATCATCCCATACCAAGTTCTTCCATTTAAGTGTCTGCATATGTTTACAATGTGGGCAAGGCACATAGTATCTTCTTTGATCTGAAGATTCATAAGCCTGTTCTATCCTGGATAATCCTTTGGTTGTTGGTGTAGATGTAATGAAGATCTTTCTGTTAAAGAAGGTAGCAGTACGCTTAGTGGCAAGAGATATGGCATCACCCTCTTTTGTTGTTTCATATCTATCTACTTCATCGGCTAAGACAATTCTAATTGGTCTTGATGCCAAGCCTGCTGCTGAATTAGATCCAACAATAGTTAAATGACCGCCTGGAAACGCTTTATGCAAAACAGTGTTATTAGCATCTTTAGATCTAGGATCTTTTACCTTATCTTTTAACTTTGGTGAATCTCTTAACATTGGTGCAAGTCTATCTTTTGACCAGGTTTGAGCCATAGATAAGGTTGGTTGCAGTACCAGGATAGTTGATGGTTCTTGATCTACATAAAAGCCAACGATATTGTTAAGCATTTCTGTAGCACCTACCTGGGCACTCTTCATAAAGACAACAGTTTCAATTCTTGGATCATTAAACACATCCATGATTTCTTGTTGGAATGGTGCAACACTAGTACGCCATGATCCAGGCATAGCACTAGCTTCAGGAGATAACTTCCTGTATTTATCTGACCATTCTGATATTTTAAGTAGAGGTGGTGGTTTCCAAATCTTGTTGACTTGCTGTATCACCCTCTCCATCGGTGTCTGCTTCATCTATTGCTAATTCCTCTAATGCTTCATAGACCATTTCTTTGAGATAGGTTTCTACTTCCTGGTATGATTCCAGGCTAAGTAATTGTTGTGCTGACTTGCTTGGTAATGCTAATAGCTTTGCCCTGGCATTAGCCACATAGTCTGACCAGGTTGTTTGAACTTCATCCGCAGCTATCAATTCTCCCATCATCTTCTTAACTGATATTTCTCTTTCATCCGCCTGGGCTTTTGTAAGCCTGGCTTTCTCTGCTGTTATATCTCCAGTTCCATCTTTAAGAGTATAGCTACCCTTTTTTCTAAGATAGCGAATGTAATTAACTCTACATTCATCCAAGTCATAACCGCCATCGCCCCTAGATATAATCTCTTCTTCCTGGAGTCTTTGGATGCTCCTGGTAGATAAGTCCAAATGCTTTGCTAGTTGTGCCCTAGTGATCATGCTACAACCTTCATTCAAATGCTTCTGTCGCTAAAAAAATTCTGAGGTCGCGAATAACC